AAAAGGATTGAACATGTTTTATAAGATGTGGATTGATGCTGAAGAGAAAAGAAGTAATTATATTCCCATTGAAGTTCATTGGTCCCAAACCCCTGGAAGAGATGATGCATGGAAAAAAGAAACAATAAAAAATACGAGTGAATTGCAATTTGCTCAAGAATATGAATGTGATTTTATTGGTTCTCAAAATACATTAATTTCTCCTTCAAAATTAAGGACAATGCCTTATAAACCACCTATCATAAAGAAAGATTGCCTAGATGTATATGTTGAACCAAATCCTAAGCACTCATATGTTTGTATAGTTGATGTTGCAAGAGGAAGAGGCCAAGATTATTCTGCATTTTCAATAATTGATGTTACCCAGTTTCCATATGAACAAGTTGCAAAATATAGAGATCCAAATATTTCTCCCATGTTATTGCCAAATGTTGTTGATAATGTGGGCAAATATTATAATTCTGCATATGTCTTAGTTGAAATAAATGATATTGGTGGTCAAGTAGCAGATATTTTACACTATGATTTAGAATATCCTAATATTTTTCAGACAAGTGTTATGGGGAGGTCTGGTCAAACTTTGGGTGGGGGATTTGGAAAAAGTTCACAACTAGGAATTAGAACCACAAAAGAAGTTAAAAGAAAAGGGTGTTCTAGTTGTAAAGATTTGATAGAAGGAGATAAATTACTTGTTTGGGATCTTGATACTATTACTGAAATGACAACATATATTGCTAAAGGATCTAGTTACGAAGCAGATGAAGGATATCATGATGACTTGATGATGACTTTAATTTTGTTTGGCTGGTTAGTGAATCAAAAATATTTTACAGAAGTTACAGATATGGATTTACGTGAAAAAATGTTTAAAGAGCAATTAGAAGAAGCAGAAGCACAATTGATACCTTTTGGTTATATAAATGATGGAAGAGATTCTTATGAACCAGAAACTGTTGATATGGGTGGTGAAAAATGGGTAATAGATAAAGAATATTCTACAGAATATTTACATTAATGCGATGAATGTTTTTGGGTTCTTTTATTTGATCAATTAATTTGTCTATATCGTATTTTAAATCAGGTCTTAATTTTTTTAATTTTTGTAAATATCTTACAGATTCATTGAATATCATTTCAGGATTAATTCTTAATTCATAAAATTTATTTCTCGTTTCACTTTTTGTAGTTAAATATAAATGCTCCGGTTTTACGCAATATGTATTATTGCATGATTGATGAACTATTTTATTCTGTTCAATAGTTCCTTTATAAGCAATATATGCAAATCTATGGGCGGGAATTGATTTTCCATCATATGAAAACATACCATAACCCTGCTTTGTTTTACTTGCAGTCCAAAACCAACAATCAGTTGTTTTTAAAATTTTCTTTTCAAATCTCTCAATAGCCTTTTTCATATTATTATTTATATTACAATAAATAAAACCACCTCCAAAATCAGCTAAAATATAAATATATTGGAGAGCAATTTTTTTAAAATATTTTAGGGAGAGATAATATGGCCTTTCAAGTTAGTCCAGGAGTAGCCGTAGCAGAAATCGATTTAACTACTAGAGTACCCATTCCTTCTATTTCAGATGGTGCTATAGCTGGTAATTTAACATGGGGACCCTTGGAGGTTGCTACATTAATTACTGCAGAAGATGATTTGGTTTCTATATTTGGTAAACCAAACGGAAATACATATAAAACATTTTTTAGTGCCGCAAATTTTTTGAGTTATTCAAATAAATTAAGAGTTGTTAGAGCGGCCAATACATCAATCGCCAGAAATGCAGTATCTGGTGGTACTGCAATATTGATACGTAATGATAAGGAATATCAAAATACTTACGAATCTACAACAACTGCAGGAACAAGTTTTACATCAAAATATCCAGGAGTTCTTGGAAATTCGATGAGAATTTCTATTTGTCAAGCAGATAGAGCAAATACAAAAGTTAATGAAAATGATAGTACTGTTTCTCTTGCAAGTGATACAACTGTACAACTTACTGGTACCGTTGCAAATAGTGATACTGGAGCAGGTATTACAGGAACAGGCACATTATTTGATACAGAATTAAGAGTTGGAGATGTTGTTGTAGAAAGCGGTAGTAATGCTAATGTAGGAATAGTAACAGCAGTTACTTCTAATACTGTAGCAACAATTACAACAGGTGCAGGAGGAGCAGAAACCACAGGAATAACAGGAGAAAATGGTGGTGGTGTAGTACTTACAAAGAAAAAACGATCTGCTTTTGAAGAACCAGCACAAAATATGCTTGGTAATCTTTCTGCTTCAGCATCAGGTACTACAATTACGGGAACCGATTCTGCTTTTAGTCGACAAATTCATGTAGGAGATATTATTTCATGTTATGATGATGTGGATAAAAAAGATGAAGTTGCACGAAGAGTAACGGCTATTACAAACTCAACATCATTGACTGTTGCTACTGCCTTTGACAGAGCAATAAGCGATCAAGGTACTTGGCATAGGCAATGGGAATATCGTGACTCTTTTGGAACTGCCCCTCTTACCAGTCCATATGCTTATGATCGAACTGGATCAAAAGATGTTGGGGATCAAATTCACGTTATATTAGTAGATGAAGATGGAGATATTTTAGGCGTAAAAGATAGTAGAGGAGCAAAAGGTACTTCAAATAAACAAGTACTGGGTATATGGTCGTCTGTATCAGTAGCGGATGGTGCGGTAGGAGAAACAGGAGATACTTTATATTATAAAGAAGCAATAAACAATAGTTCTAATTATATAAGATGGACAGATCATGATGGAATGGGAGATTCTCCTCTAGATGCTGGATCTAGCAAAATTACTCACGATTGGGGAGACACACTTGCTCAAGGAAATACCAGTGCTGAATTTGCTGGTTCTTTTAGTGGAGCAGGCGCAAATGGAATTATGGTGGCTAGTTTATCAGGAGGTGTTGATGGATATAGTGATTCTGCTTCAGATGAAATTACTGCTTATAGTTATTTTAGAGATCCCGCAAAAATAGATGTTTCTTTATTAATTTCGGGAGAAGCATCAAATACTTTATGTACATATTTGATTAATGAAATAGCAGAAACTAGAAAAGATTGCGTTGTATTTGTTTCTCCTGAAGAAGCAGATGTTGTTAATAAAGAAGGATCTGAAGTATCAAATGTAGTTGCTAGAAGAAATGCATTACCAAGTACAAGTTATGCTGTTATGGACGGAAGTTACAAATACATGTTTGACAGATATAACTCTGTTTATAGATGGGTTCCAATGAATGGCGATGTTGCTGGAATTTGTGCCCAAGCAGATAATGTTAATCCTTATGTTTCTCCTGCGGGATTTACAAGAGGAAATATAAAAGGCGCAGAATTTATAGCGTATGTACCAAATAATGCTGAAAGAGATGATTTGTATCTAAATGGAATCAATCCAATAGCATCATTTCCTGGAAAAGGAAAAGTTCTATTTGGTGATAAAACATTGTTAGCAAGACCATCGTCTTTTGATAGAATTAATGTACGTAGACTTTTCATTATTCTAGAAAAAGCTATAGCAAATGCGGCTGAAAATTTATTATTTGAATTTAATGATGAATTTACACGATTAAATTTTGTTTCTATAGTTGAGCCTTTTTTAAGAGAAGTTCAATCATCGAGGGGTATAGAAAGTTTTAAAGTGATATGTGATGGTTCAAATAATACGTCTGCTGTTATAAATAGAAATGAGTTTAGGGGAGATATTTTTATTAAACCCACTAAATCTATTAATTTTATTGGATTAAACTTTGTGGCAGTTGCTTCTGGAGTTGAATTTTCTGAAGTCGTTAACGCAATTTAAGGAGAAAAGTAAATGGCATTTAATATACAAAATTTTAGAGAGGCAATGCAATATGATGGGCAAAGACCTAATTTATTTAGAGTAACTATGCCAACCAAAGGAGCCATCTTTAATGGAACAGATTTATCACTATTTGCTAAAGCGACATCAATACCAGGCGCTACACTTGGAACAATTATAGTTCCTTATTTTGGTAGAGAAGTTAAAATGGCGGGAAATAGAACTTTTCCTGAGTGGACAATAACAGTTATTAATGATGAAACTTTTGCAGTAAGATCACAATTTGAAAATTGGATGGATCATATAAATTCACATGCTTCGAATACTAGAAAAGCTGGTTCAGGTCAAGGTGCCTACACGAATACAGCAAAAGTTGAGCAATTTAGTAAAAGCGGTCCTTCTACTGCGATTACAGCAGTTTATTCATTTCACAATATATTTCCAACTGATCTTTCAGAAATTACTTTAGATTGGGGAGATAATGATGTAGTTGAAGAATATACTGTAACTTTTTCATATGATTATTGGTTACGAGAAATTAAATCTGCCGCTCCGGCTACCTATGGTATTGCGGCGTCGGATATCTTGGAAGTCGCAGAAGCATAGTAGATAAATTTTCAAAAATACATAATTTTCTGATTTTGCGAGTGAATAAATATAAATTAGTAGTATATTGTATTATATTTATTTAACTCGCATTCAGGAAATTACATGCCTATTGAACTATTCGGTTTTTCAATCGGAAAAAAAGAACAGAAAAACGTAAAAGCCCAAACTTTTGCTGAAGCAGAATATGAAGACGGAGCATTGACTGTAGCATCTGGTGGTGTCTATGGAACATATGTTGATACAGAAGGGGCTGTAAAAAGTGAGTCTGAACTAATAAACAGATATCGTGATATGGGTCTTCAAGCAGAAGTAGAAAATGCTATTGATGATATTATCAATGAAGCAATTGTGGCGGCGAAAGACAAACCTCTCATAAGAATTAATGTAGACAATTTAAATGTTTCTGAGCCCATCAGAGATAAAATAAGACTAGAATTTAAGCAAATAAGTAAACTTCTAGATATACAAAATCTAGGACATGATATTTTTAGAAGATGGTATATTGATGGTAGAATTTATTATCATGTTATTGTCGATGAAAATAATATGGAAAAAGGCATTCATGAATTAAGAGTATTAGATCCTAGAAAAATAAAGAAAATTCGAGAAAAGAAAAAAGAAAAACAGCCGGATGGTAAAGTAAAAACAACCATTACAGAATATTATGTTTATAATCAAAAGGGAATTTATCAATCACAAGGACAAGTAATCGGAACTGCTTTTACAAGTGCCGCTAGTGGTTTAAAAATAGCTCCTGATGCGATTGTATATACACATTCAGGACTGATGAATGCTACCCGTTCATTGGTTTTATCCTACCTACACAAAGCAATTAAACCATTAAATCAATTAAGAATGATTGAAGATTCTCTGGTAATTTATCGTATTTCACGGGCACCAGAGAGGAGAATTTTTTATGTTGATGTTGGTAACCTACCTAAATTAAAAGCAGAACAATACATGCGTGATTTAATGACCAGATATAAAAACAAACTGGTATATGATGCAAACACTGGTGAAGTTAGAGATGACAGAAAACATATGTCAATGCTTGAAGATTATTGGATGCCGAGAAGAGAGGGTGGGAGAGGAACAGAAATTTCTACTCTACCTGGTGGTTCAAATCTTGGGGACATTGAAGATGTGTTATATTTTCAGAAAAAACTTTACAAATCATTAGGTGTTCCTATTTCAAGACTTGAATCAGAAGCAAATTATACAATTGGTCGTGCTACAGAAATTTCAAGAGATGAAGTTAAATTTACACGTTTTGTTAATAAACTTCAAAGCAGATTTAGTTTAATGTTTGATGAGATTATGGAAAGACAATTAACCCTTAAAGGAATAATGTCTAGAGAAGATTGGAAAAATGTTAAGAATGAAATATTTTATGAGTTTGAAAATGATAGTCATTTTGCAGAAATAAAGCATAATGAACTTTTTCAAGATCGATTAAACATTTTAAGAGATTTACAAGATTATGCTGGAAAATATTGGTCGCATGAATATATTAGAAAGCATATTTTAATGATGACAGATGATGAAGTTAAAACTAATGATGAACAGATGCAAAAAGAGATAGACGATCCTAGATTTTCGGGAGAAGAAGATATGCAGTTCAATTCTGCAGAAATAGATACTACTAATAAACAAATTATTAATGAGGATATTGATAAAAAAATTGAAGAGAAATTTGAAGTTGCGAAAAAAGAAAATGAAATTAAAGATAAAGTGAATGATATTCTTTTTTCTGTTTTAGAAGACGATGAAAAATTTGTAGATTGATCCGGTGTTGGGTGCAGGTACAATAAATGAAAGATGAAGAAAAAGAGTCGAAAGACTTAGATTTAAGTAAAGTTCTAGCTACTGCTCTTGCTTATACTAAAAAACAATTAAAAAAGACTAAAGAAGAACTCGTTGAGGGTGTAAGAGAAATTTTAGACCCTGTTACTGGTGAAAAAGTCAAAGTTCTTGAGATTAAAGGTACTGAAGGATCCAAGGGCGAAAAGGGTGAAAAGGGCTCTGCGGGAGAAGCAGGATCTAAAGGAGAAGCAGGAGAAGCAGGAAGAATTGGTCCACAAGGTGTTCTGGGTCCTAAGGGGGATCTGGGAGATGTTGGTCCCATAGGCCCAAAAGGAGACCAGGGAGAAGCTGGTGATGATGCTGAAGTAACTCGACTTGAGATAGAAATAGAAGGCATCAAAAAAGTTGTTAAAGAAGTTAGTTCAAAAGCAACTCAAACTGCACAAAGAGTAGCAGGAGGAAGCGGTTGGGGCGAAGGCGGTGGCGGAGGAGGAGGAGGAGATGGAACACATGGAACTTCTGGCTCTGCAGGATCATCTGGTGAGACTGATGGAACATCTGGATCTTCTGGTGTTGATGGATCATTTTTAGGCACATCTGGATCTTCTGGTGTTGCTGGAACATCTGGATCTGCTGGATCTGCAGGAAGTGCTGGATCATCTGGTCGTGATGCATCTTCTGGTTCATCTGGAGGAACAGGAAGTCATGGATCATCTGGATCTACAGGTACTTCTGGTTCATCTGGATTAACTTATGCTTCTTCTGGCTCTGCAGGAACCGCGGGATCGTCTGGACAAGATGGTGGTTCTTATATTCATATTCAATCTTCAGCTACACTTGTCTGGCTGATAAATCACAATTTAAATACTAGACCGATAAACATATTAGTAGTAGATACTAATTATAATGTAATTTATCCTGAATCTATTCAATTTATAGATTCAAATAATGTAAAAATAATTTGGCCTACTATACAAGCAGGATTTGCTTCAATTACTTTTGGTGAAGGAAGTTCTGGAACTTCTGGTTCTTCTGGATTAACATATGCTTCTTCTGGGTCTTCTGGAACTGCGGGTTCTGCAGGAAGTTCTGGCTCTACGGGTTCATCTGGTTCTGCAGGAAGCTCTGGTTCTTCAGGAACTATGGGAACTTCTGGATCTTCCGGATCTTCAGGAACTGCTGGAACATCTGGATCAGATGGTGAACAAGGAGAAACTGGACTAGAAGGAACTTCTGGATCGTCAGGAACTACTGGAACACATGGAAGTTCTGGTTCTGCTGGATCGTCAGGAACTGCTGGAACATCTGGATCAGATGGAACAGTAGGAGATACAGGACCTCCAGGAGCTGCCTCCGCTGGATCATCTGGTTCTGCAGGAAGCGCAGGAACTGCTGGATCATCTGGAGTAGATGGACTGCCTGGTGGAAATCATATTCATACTCAATCTTCAGCTACACTTGTCTGGCTGATAAATCACAATTTAAATACACGACCATTAAATATTGAAGTTGTAGATTCTAATTATAATGTAATTATTCCAGAATCTACTCAGTATATAGATTCAAATAATGTAAAAATAATTTTTGCTTCTTCTCAATCAGGATATGCCGCAATAACTTTGGGAGAAGGATCTTCTGGTACTTCGGGAACTTCTGGATTAACATATGCTTCATCTGGGTCTTCTGGAACTTCTGGAACTACTGGATCATCTGGTTCTGCAGGAACTTCTGGAACTGCTGGAACTTCTGGAACTGCGGGATCGTCTGGTCTAGATGGGGGTTTTGGAGGAGCTTCATTTTCATATGTTTATAACACTACACAAGGGACGAATGATCCAGGATCAGGCAAATTAGCATTTACATTAACATCTGGTACTTTTACAACTCCTGATCAAGCTAATAGATTAAGAATAAGTGATACTGATCAAGACGGAACAACAATTGATAATTTTTTACAGACAATTGATGATTCTACTGGTACCCCAAAAGGACATTTACGAATTTATGATAAAGATGATCCTGATGAATTTATGTTATTTAGTATCAATGGATTTGATGGTACTCCAAATCCTTCATGGTATTATGTAAAAGTTACATATTTAAATTCTTCATTAACTGATTTTCAAAATGCAGTTGAACTTGTGGCATCCTTTGCGAGAACTGGTGATGCGGGAACATCTGGAACTACTGGATCTGCTGGCTCTGCAGGAAGCGCAGGTAGTGCTGGTTCTGCTGGTTCTGCTGGAAGTGCTGGAACTGCAGGAAGTGCTGGTAGCTCTGGAACTGGGGGTTCTTCAGGAACTGCTGGATCGTCTGGAAAAACATATGCTTCATCAGGAAGTGCTGGATCGTCTGGACACACTTATGCTTCATCTGGTTCTTCAGGAGAAGCAGGAATTCAGGGAATTCAAGGAA